ATTGGGTAGAAAGATTTATTGATAAAGTTAGAATACACGTTTATCCAACACCAGATTCATCTAACGCATCTAAAGACATGCACATCTATTACATAAAAAGAATACAAGATATTGGAGATTATACAAATGCAACAGACGTGCCTTTTAGATTTGTGCCTTGCATGGTATCTGGTTTAGCTTTTTACTTAGCTCAAAAATATCAACCTCAAATGATTCAACCTATGAAGTTGTATTATGAAGATGAATTTGCTAGAGCATTAGCGGAAGACGGATCTGCATCTAGCACATACATTACACCAAAAGCTTATTACCCAGGATCATAATGGCAAAGTATGCAACAGGAAAATACGCAAAAGCGATATCTGATAGATCCGGCATGGAGTTTCCATACAAAGAAATGGTCAGAGAATGGAATGGATCTTTTGTGCATGTATCAGAGTTTGAACCAAAACAACCACAATTAGAACCAAAACCAATGAATGGTGATTCTATATCTTTGAGAAATGTAAGACCGGATAGAATAGAGCCAGCAGTTGCTGTATTATTAAAAAATAACCCTTTTTCTATTACGTCAGGATCACAAACAATTACAGTTACAGAAACAAATCACGGTAGATCAACAAGTGATACTGTTAGATTTAGAAATGTTTTAGGTAGCCCTGGAGGGGTCGCTTTTACAACATACGAAAATTCAAGTGGGTTTAGTATAACGGTAACAACATCTGATAAGTATACATTTACATTAGGCTCAACACCTAGTATAACAGAAGAGTCAGGAGGACCAACTGTGTCTGCAGGACCAGTTACAATAACACCATGATAAAAAAATTAAAAAACTTTATTTGTAAAATATTCGGTATTAAACAATGTGCATGTAAAGATGAACATCTAGAATTATATGAAGATATTCCGGAACCAGATATTCCGGTTGTAAATATTAAATTAGAAAAAATAAATAAAAAACACAATAAAGGAAAAGAATAATGGCTGGTTTAAGTGCATCAGGTTTAATAACACAAATAAGAAATTATACAGAAGTGGACTCAAATGTCTTAACAGATTCTGTTATAGAAAATATTATTTTAAATGCACAGTATAGAATATTTAGAGATGTACCAATTGATGCAGATAGAAAACAACAACTAGGTAATTTAGTTGCAGGACAAGAATCAATTAATGCACCAGCAGGTGCGTTGTTTATTAGAGGAATACAAGTTTATAGCACTGCAGGTTCTGAAACTACAGGAGCTAATAGATGGTTAGAGAAAAAAGATTACACTTATTTACAAGAGTTTCAGGATGTAACAGGAACATCAGCAGCTCAAGGTCAACCTAAATATTATGCTATGTTTGGCGGAGGCACAGGAGAATCTGACACAACATCAGGACGTATAGCTTTTGCTCCAGTACCTAATACTACTTATAGATTTAGAGTGCATTTTAATAAAATGCCAGATCTTTTAGAAGGTAATGGAACTAATTATATTAGTATGAATTTTTCAAATGGGCTTTTATATTGTTGTTTATCAGAGGCATATGGATATTTAAAAGGTCCGATAGACATGTTGACATTATACGAGAATAAATATAAACAAGAGGTACAGAAGTTTGCTAACGAGCAAGTCGGTAGAAGACGAAGAGACGACTACACAGATGGAGCAGTTAGAATACCGATTAACTCAGCAAACCCATAGGAGATAAATTATGGCAATATCATCAGCAATATGTTCAAGCTTTAAACAAGAGCTTTTACAAGGTAAACACAGTTTTGAATCTTCAGGTGGACACACTTTTAAGATTGCTCTTTTCACAAGTTCTGCATCATTAGGTGCAGCTACAACTGACTACTCAACATCTAATGAAATATCTAATACATCTGGATCTGCATATACTGCAGGTGGCGCAACTTTAACAAACTCCGGTGTATCATTATCTTCAACAACTGCATTTACAGATTTTTCAGATGTAACTTATTCATCTGCATCTTTCACTGCAAACGGTGCTATGATCTACAACACAACAACAAATGGTGGTTCAAGCACAACAGACGCTGTAGCAATTATAGCTTTTGGTGGTGACAAGACAGCAAGTAACGGAACTTTTAAAATAGAGTTTCCAACAGCAGACGCAAGTAACGCAATAATCAGATTAGCATAGGAGGCCGACCATGTCGGTAACTTCAGGATGGGGCCGATTAACCTGGAATCAGGCTAATTGGAACGAAGCTACAACTTTAAAAACAGGTTGGGGTGCAAAATCTTGGGGTGAAGATGAGTGGGGCGAATTAAAAGATGCCGTTGCACAACCTTCTGGTTTATCTATAACATCTAATGTTGGATCTATAACTCCTGCTGATCAAACTCAAGGTCTAACAGGACAATCAATAACATCATCTGTTGGCACAATAACCCCTGTTCAAATGCAGGTTGGTTTGTCTGGTCAATCAATAACCTCTTCAGTTGGATCTTTAACTGTAAATGACATGACAATTGGTTTGTCAGGTCAATCAATAACTTCTTCTATAGGTGTAATAACACCTAACGATATGACCCTTGGTTTAAGTGGTCAATCTTTTACATCAAGTTTAGGCACAGCTGTTGCTCCTAATAATACAGCCATAGTATCTGGCTTATCAATAACTTCTGCTCAAGGCACTGCTGAAGCAACAGTTGATGTTACGGTAGCACCTTCTGGTCAATCTTTTAACACTAGTTTAGGAACAGTAACTATACCAAATGACGTAGTATTTTTATCTGGTCAACAAATTGAATCTCAACAAGGATCCATAATTGGATTAGGTGGCGCTGTTGCTCAACCAACTGGTCAATCTAGTACAGCATCTGTAGGATCTTTAACTATAGAAGAAGGATTAGGATTAACAGGTCAATCATTTAGTGCTAGCGTGGGAACTATAACCCCTGTGGATATGCAGGTTGGATTAACTGGTCAATCAATAACTACAAGCATTGGAACTGTTGATATATTTGCATATGGAGATGTTGACACTGGAGACAATACATCTTATAGTAATGTTTCGACAGGATCGAATGATACATATTCGGATGTTGCAACTGGATCAAATACAAGTTATAGTGACGCTGCATAATAGGAGATAATTTATGGCATCAACATACACACCTTTAGGTGTAGAACTTCAAGCAACTGGTGAAAACGCCGGTACATGGGGAACAAAAACTAATACTAATTTACAAATCATAGAACAAATTTCTGGTGGCTATATTGCTAAATCTATAGCAGGTGGCGCTCAAACAACTGCGCTAGCAGTTTCTGATGGATCAACTGGTGCAGAACTTTCTCATAGAATGATTGAGTTCACAGGTACAATTACAGGTAATCAAATCGTAACAATACCATTAGATGTTCAAACTTTTTATTTTTTAAGAAACTCAACATCAGGTTCTTATACTGTTCAATTTAAATATGCATCTGGTTCGGGAGACTCGTTTACTTTTTCAGCAACAGATAAAGGTGATGCTCTTGTATTTGCAACTGCAAATGATGGAACTAATCCAGACATCGATACTTTACCAGCTGGTGATGTTACACTTACTGGAACACAAACTTTAACAAACAAAACTTTAACAGCTCCAAAAATTGCAGACGCAGGTTTTATTGCAGATGCAAATGGAGCGGAACAAATTATATTTCAAACAACAGCTTCAGCAGTTAATGAATTAGAAGTAACTAATGCTGCAACAGGAAACCCACCTATATTAGGTGCGAGTGGAGAAACTAATGTCGATGTTCATATTAAACCAAAAGGAAGCGGAGAAACTAGAATTGGTACAGGCGCAGCTGCAGCTACTTTAACGACAGATGGTGCTCATGATTTAGTTTTAGATACTAACTCTGGAAGTAATTCTGGTACAATTACAATAACAGATGGTTCAGGTGGTAATATTACTATCACACCAAATGGGTCGGGAAATATTGTTCTTGATGGACTTACATTTCCAAATGCTGATGGGTCAGCGGATCAGGCTCTAATTACAAACGGTTCTGGAACTTTAAGTTTTGGATCAGCGGGAATTTCAACAGGAAAAGCTATTGCAATGGCAATAGTTTTCGGATAAAAGGAGTAAATTATGGCAGCACCAAATATAGTATCGGTATCATCAATCATAGGAGAGTCCCAAGGTTTTCAATTGGATACAACTACTACTACAGCTTTAATAACTGTGGCAGCAAATAAATTAGTAAAAATTAATAGAATTTCAGTTGCAAATATTGATGGAACAAACGCAGCTGATGTAACTGTAGGAATTGATAAGGCAACAAGAACTTCAGCAGCAACAGGATCATCTGTATCTGGAGCTCTTTTTAAAATAGCTAGCACTGTTTCAGTTCCAGCTGATGCAGTTTTAGTTTTAGCAGACACACCTATCTATCTAGAAGAAGGTGACGTATTAGAAGGTGGAGCAAGCGCAGCTTCAGATTTAACGCTTTTTGTTTCATATGAAGTTATAGACGACGCATAGGAGGTTTAAATTATGGCTGGCAATGGCGGAATAATTGGACCTACAAAAGTCATCAGTACATCACAAACAAAAACTACCACTTTTACATCATCAGGTACTTTTTCAAAATTAAACTGTAGTTCTACTGCTAGAGTATTAGTAGTTGCTGGAGGTGGAGGAGGTGGTTCTAATCAACCAGCAGGTAATTCTTCTGGTGGTGGTGGAGCAGGTGGTCTTAGAACTAACTGCACTCTTACCATAGGTCCAGCACCCGTAACAATAACAGTTGGTGGTGGTGGAGTAGGTGTGGCTGGAGGTCCACCTGTTGATGGAACAAGAGGTGGTCAAGGAAGTCAATCTATAATTACAGGAACATCTTTAGGAGATTTTATATCATTCGGCGGCGGTGGCGGCGGTGGTGGCGGTGGAGCCGATCACCCTGAAGGTTCGCAAAGAATTGGTGGACCAGGTGGATCTGGTGGTGGAGCGTCAGGTGGATCAAGATGTATATCTGGAGGTAGTGGTAATACACCTCCAACAAGTCCATCACAAGGAAACAACGGAGGTACCTCTCCAGGGCCTGGTGGATCAGACGCTGCTGGCGGTGGCGGTGGTGGATCTGGTGGAGTCGGAGCAAATGGTGTTGGAAGTAATAACGCAGGTGGTAATGGTGGAAACGGAACTGTAAGTAATATTACAGGTTCTTGTGTAACTTACGCTGGCGGTGGCGGTGGCGGTGGTACTGCAAATTGTGGACCAAATCCAGGGCCTGGTGGAACAGGTGGACCAGGTGGTGGTGGAGCAGGTGGAGACGGTGCTAATAGTCCAACAGGACCAGGAGCATGTGGAGTAGCAGGAACTGCCAATACTGGTGGTGGAGCAGGTGGTCAAGCTATGAGAAATGGTAACACTTCTAAAGCAGGTGGTTCAGGAATAGTAGTTATAAAAGAAACAACTCCTAAATGTGCATCAGGAGTTTGGGATATGAATTCGCTCTATGATCAAGTCAGTGATGATGACTGGATGTCAAGAAGAGCAACAGTAGATTATTTAGTGGTAGCCGGTGGTGGTGGATCAGGTTCAAAAGCATCTGGAGGACCTGGTGGAACTGGTGGAGGTGGAGCCGGTGGTTACAGAGCCTCTGGTTTTGGTCCAAGTCCATTAAGAGGATCAGCTTTAAGTTTAAAATTAGGAACGTATCCAGTTACAGTTGGAGCTGGTGGTACAGGTGGTGCTGCACCTGGAGCTATAGGAAATAATGGTGTTGATTCAGTTTTTTCAACAATCACATCTTCTGGTGGAGGTGGAGGTTCACAGTCTCCATCACCCGCTGCTGGAGCAGCCGGTGGATCTGGAGGTGGTGGTAATGGTGGTAATAGCACTTCAGGTGGAGCAGGAAATACTCCTCCCACAGATCCTGTTCAAGGTTTTGCTGGTGGAGCAGCCGGAAATGCTGGTGGTGGTGGCGGTGGAGCTACTGCTGTTGGCGCTGACAAAAACCCTAGTCCTGTAAATATAGCAGGAGCCGGAGGAGCTGGAGCACCAAACACAATTACAGGAACAGATACAACATACGCTGGAGGTGGTGGCGGTGGTGGCTATTGTAGTGGAGCTGGTGGAGCTGGTGGAGCAGGTGGTGGTGGAGCTGGAACAACAGGACCTAACTCTCCAGTAGGAAATGCTGGAACAAATAACACTGGAGGTGGAGCAGGAGGAACAGGTGGCCCATCACCAGGATGTAATTTAGCTGGAGCTAATGGTGGTTCAGGAATTGTTGTTGCAAGAACGGATGCTTCTGCGGGAGCTTTCTTTACAACATGTAGTGCGTGTGCACCCGTTTCTTCTGTAGATGGAACAAACATGATAGCGCAAATTAAAGCGTCTACAAATTTAAATATTTTAGATACAGGATGTGGTGTAGCATTTGATTATTTAGTAGTAGCAGGTGGTGGTGGAGGTGGTTCACACTACGCTGGTGGTGGTGGAGCTGGTGGTTTTAGATCTAATTTTCCAGGTGGAACAAAAATATTTTTAAGTCCAGGACCAAATGCAATTACAGTTGGAGGTGCTGGGGCTGGTGGAAGTTCTAATGGTAAAGGAGCTTCAGGAACAAATTCAAGTGTATCATACATAACATCAAGTGGTGGCGGAGGTGGTGGATCTGTGCCAGGTGCTTGTAATGTAGCAGGAATTCCAGGAGGATCAGGTGGAGGTAATTCTAATGATTCTCCAGTTACACCTGCACCAAGTGGATGCACAACATTTAGTTCACCTGCTTTAATTGGTAGACAAGGAAATAATGGTGGTCAAGGTAGACAACCTCCAGGTAACAACGGAGCTGGTGGCGGTGGTGGAGCTGGTGGTGCTGGAGAAAATGGCGGTGGTCCTTCAACTCAATCAGGAGATGGTGGAGCTGCAGTTCCTAATGCAATTACTGGAACAGCCGTATCTTATGCTGGTGGCGGTGGTGGCGGTGCACAAAATTCACCCTCTCACCCTGGAGCTGGTGGAACAAGTCCTGCTGGTGGAACAAGTGGTGGAGCAGGGGCTACAGCAACTGGAGCTAATGGTACAGCAGGAACAGCTAACACTGGTGGTGGTGGAGGTGGCGGTGGTTGTGGAGAAAATACTGGAGGAAATGGTGGTACAGGAATTGTTATATTAAGAGCACCTGGACCTTTAGGACCTACATTTAGTGTAACCCCAGGAGGATGTAAATCAACATTACCAAGCCCTGCGGGCGGTTGCACAGTAATAAAATTTACTGCAACAGGAACGTTGACTATAAGCTAAAATTAAATTATAAATATAAACTTTAAGGAGAATAAATATGGCACATTTTGCAGAATTAAAAGAAGAAACAGATCAATTTGATAGCTCAAAAACAAACTTAGTTGTTCAAAGAGTTGTGGTTATAGCAAATGATATTGAAACAGCTGCAGGTCCTTTAGGAGAAAATGATATGCATGTTGATGGAGAAACATGGTGTGTTAATTTTTTTAAAGGTGGAACTTGGAAACAAACTTCTTACAATAACAATTTTAGAAAACAATATTGTGGTATTGGATATGTATATGATTCAACAAAAGATAAATTTTTAACACCACAACCCCATGCTTCATGGTCATTAGATTCTAGTGACGATTGGCAAGCACCAATAACTTTTCCAACAATTACAGATGATGGTGCAGATCCAAACGTGTGGAGATATAGAATATCTTGGAACGAAACAAAATATAACGCTGACAACACAACAGGTTGGGAAGCAATTAAATCAAACGACGAATCGGAAACACCTACCAAATATAATTGGAACGGCTCAGCTTGGGTGTCCGAATAGGAGACTCAAATGCCAAGAAATAAATCTGGCTCAACAAACGGTGGTGTAATTGGAAAAACGAATAAAAGTTCGTTTGGAAAAGATACTATTACATCAAAAACATCTACAGGGGCTTTAACTACACAACCAGGAACAAGACTTATTGAAACCACTGTTGTAGCTGGTGGTGGAGGTGGAGCTGGTGGTAATAACACTGCTGGAGGAATGGGCGGTGGAGGTGCTGGCGGTTTTCGTAATATATCAGATATAGTTGTTTGTGGAGCGACTTCCTATACCATGACAGTTGGTGGTGGTGGAGCTAAAGGAACTGCTCCTAATCCTGGACCATCTGGAGATAAATGTGGATCTAATGGAACAAATTCAGTAGCAGCTTTTCCATCAAACCCAATAACTTCTTGTGGTGGAGGTTATGGTTCAACAAATAACAGAAATGCAGGACCAGGAGGATCTGGAGGTGGATCTGGTTATGGTAATACTCCTGCACCTGGAGGCGGACAAGGTGGAGATGGTGTTCCAGGTCAAGGTAATGATGGTGGAGATGGACACCAAGCACCTCACCCAAGTCCTAATACAAATGGAGCTGGCGGTGGTGGAGCTGGTGCTGTAGGACAACCAGCGCAACCAGGTGGTGGTGGAGATGGTGGATGTGGATCAGCTAGTCCTATAAATTCTACAACCTACGCTGGCGGCGGTGGCGGAGGAGTTGATTGCACTTCTCGACCTACTGGATCTGGAGCAGCTGGCGGTGGAAACGGTGGTACTGGTAACGGATCAGACGCAAATGCTAACAGTGGTAGTGGTGGTGGAGGAGGTGGTGTATCCCCTCATACAAATGGTGGTAATGGTGGACCAGGTATAGTTTTAGTAAAAGAATTAAACAAAGCAAGTGGTGTGTGGTCAATGCAAAGTCAATTTAGTGCCAAGTCTCAAGGAACATGGCCTTTCTTTTTTTATAGTACAGATTATTTAGTTGTAGCCGGTGGTGGTGGCGGTGGAGGTGGTAACACTGGCCCAGGTCAAGGAGCTGGTGGAGGTGGAGCTGGTGGATACAGGGCTTCAGGATATGGACCTTCTCCTTTACAAGGAACATCATTAGAAATAACTCCAGGACCATATACAGTTACAGTTGGTGGGGGTGGTGCTGGTGGTTCACCCAACCAAACTTCTGGAGATGGTTTTGGAACAAATGGAACTGTTTCAAGTTTTTCTACAATAGAATCAGCCGGTGGTGGTGGCGGTGGTGGAGGTAATAGATGTGGACAAGCTGGTGGATCTGGTGGTGGTGGAGGTGGACCAGGTAAAGGTGGTGGAGCAGGAAATACACCCCCTACAAGTCCAGCTCAAGGTACCGCTGGTGGAACTGCAACAGGAACACCTAATACAATTGGAGCCGGTGGTGGTGGAGCAACACAGGCAGGACAAACGGGTTGTGGACCAGGAAACCCTGCAGGACCAGGAGGTGCTGGAGCACCAAACAATATTAATAACTCATGCACAACTTACGCTGGTGGTGGAGGTGGTGGTGGATCTCAAAACAACTCTGGACCAGGAGGTGCTGGTTCAGGTGGATCTGGTGGTGGTGGACAAGGAAGTCATCCAGGTGGTGCTTCTACAGCCGGAGGAACTAACACTGGTGGTGGTGGGGGAGCTGGTGGTGGTCAAGGTGCTAATACTCAAACAGGTGCAGCAGGTGGACCAGGTATTGTTATTGTAAGATTTCCAAGTGACGCAACTTTATCAGTAACTCCTGGAGGTTCAACTTCAACTCACCCTGGTGGAGATAAATTAGCTACATTCACAGCTTCAGGCACATTGACAGTTTCATAATAAATGTTATATTAAGTTCATAAAGACATATGAACCTAACAAATTATTATTGGTATTTTCAATCAGCAATTCCAGAACGTGTCTGTGATGATATTGTTAAATATGGAAGATCTTTACAAGATCAAATAGCAGTTACTGGTGGTTATGGTGATGCAAAAAAATTAAATCAAAAACAAATAAAAGATTTAAAACAAAAAAGAGATTCTAATATTGTTTGGATGAATGATAGATGGATTTATAAAGAAATACAACCATACGTTCATCAAGCAAATGCAAACGCAGGTTGGAATTTTCAATGGGATTTTTCTGAGTCTTGTCAATTTACAAAATATGAAAAAGGACAATATTATGATTGGCATTGTGATGGTTGGGATAGACCATACATGCGAGAGGGCAATGATCCATCAAACGGTAAAATAAGAAAGCTATCTGTAACAGTAACATTATCAGATCCAAAAGATTATAAAGGCGGAGAATTAGAATTTGATTTTAGAAATATGGATCCAGATAAAAAACCTAATATTAAAAAATGCACAGAGATACTACCTAAAGGATCTTTAGTTGTGTTTCCTGGTTTTGTTTGGCACAGAGTATGTCCAGTTAAAAAAGGAACAAGACATAGTTTAGTTATTTGGAATTTAGGATGGCCTTACAAATGAGTTTTCCAAAACAATTGCAATTAGAAGAATATTTTAAATGTCCCATATGGTGGGCTGACGAACCTAAGTTTGTAAAAAAATTAAATAAAGCATCTGACAAATACATAAAACAATCTCAAAAAAATTTAAAAGAAAATATAAATAAAAGAAATAAACAGTTTGGAGATAAAGGAGATATGGGTCATGTGTTTCACTCAACAACATTAATAGGTGATCCTAAATTTAAAGAACTACAAGATTATGTTGGCGCAACTGCACACAATTTATTATTAGAAATGGGTTTTGATTTAACTCAATATCAAATATTTACAACAGAAATGTGGGTGCAGGAGTTTGCTAAACAAGGTGGAGGACACCACACTTTACACACACATTGGAATGGACATATATCTGGTTTTTATTTTTTAAAAGCATCTGATGCAACATCTATGCCATTATTTGAAGACCCTAGACCAGGTAATGTTATGAATCTTTTACCAGAAAAAGATAAATCAAAAATTACATATGCAACTTCACAAGTGCATTATAAAGTAAAACCAGGTAGAGTGATATTTTTTCCATCGTACATGCCACATCAATATATTGTTGATATGGGTTATGAACCATTTAGGTTTATACATTGGAACTGTCAAGCGATACCAAAAGGAGTTTTAGATGTCGTTCAAAAAAAATAAATACAGTGTTTTAAAAAACGCAATATCAAAGGATTTAGCAGATTTTGTATATAAGTATTTTTTAAATAAAAGAAGTGTAGCTAAAGTTTTATTTGATACAAGATACATATCACCATTTACAGAATATTGGGGTATATGGAATGATGAACAAGTTCCCAATACTTATTCACATTATTCAGACATTGCAATGGAAACATTATTAATGGAAGTAAAACCAGTTATGGAAAAACATACTGGATTAAAATTAAGCCCTACATATTCTTATGCAAGAATATATAAAGAAGGTGATGTGTTAGCTAGACATAAAGATAGGTATTCATGTGAGATATCTACAACGTTAAATTTAGGTGGTGATGACTGGCCAATATATTTAGACCCTACAGGTAAAAAAGGTCAAGCAGGAATTAAGATAAGTTTAAAACCAGGTGATATGTTAATATATTCTGGTTGCGATTTAGAGCATTGGAGAGAAGAGTTTAAAGGTAAGAATTGTGGACAAGTATTTTTACATTACAATAAAGCTAATTCTAAAATGGCTAAAGAAAATGTCTTAGATAAAAGACCTTTAATAGGTTTACCTGCATGGTTTAAAGGTGCAAAGTTGACTAATTCTAAAAAATAGTCTATACAATAGACTGGCGGGGGGAGACACCACCACACCCTCTCCCTGCTTTTAATCTATTAATTAACTGCAAAATAGGTATAATGGATTATTATGCTACAAAAGATAGGTTTTCAGCCAGGAATAAATAAACAAATTACGGACACAGGAGCAGAGGGTCAATGGACTGACTGTGATAATGTTCGTTTTCGTTATGGCATACCTGAAAAAATAGGCGGTTGGAAACAACTAGGAGATGATTCTCTTACAGGTGCAGGAAGAGGACTTCATCATTTCGTAAATAGTTTAGCTAGAAAATATGCAATTATTGGTACAAATAGAATTTTATATGCATACTCAGGTGGTGTATTTTATGACATACATCCTATCAAATCTACAACAACGCTTACAAGCGCATTTAGTACAACCAACGGATCAGCTGAAGTTACGATAACTTTTGGTAGCGCACACAGTATTAACGCTGGAGATATAATATTATTAGATAATTTTTCTGCAATTACCAACTCTAATTTTGCAGCTGCAGATTTTAATGATAAAAAATTTATGGTTACTACTGTACCATCTAGCACAACTTTAACAGTAACAATGCCATCAAACGAATCAGGATCTGGTGCAACAACATCAGGTGGTATTAGAGTACAACATTATTATCCGGTAGGTCCAGCTGTACAGGCAAAAGGTTTTGGTTGGTCACTAGGATCTTGGGGTGGAGAAGTGGCAGGAGAACCTACAACCACTTTACAAAATGGTATTACAGATACTGCAACAACAGGTATTATATTAGTGGATTCATCACAGTTTCCAACAGCGGGAACAAATTTTATAATTATTGACAGTGAAGAAATATCTTACACAGGTATTTCATCTACAGGAGAACTTACAGGTGTTACTAGAGAAGTAGCTGGAACAACAAAAGCTGCACATAGTGGTGGTGCAACAATTACAAGTTCTACTAATTTTGTAGCATGGGGTGAGGCAGCATCTGGAGATTTAGTTTTAGAACCGGGTATGTGGTCACTAGATAATTTTGGTGATAAAGCTATTTGTTTAATTCATGATAGTGCTGTGTTTGAATGGAACTCTGCAGCAACAGATGCAACATCAAGTAGAGCTACAATTATTACTGGTGCACCAACAGCATCAAGACATATGTTAGTATCTACACCCGATAGGCACTTAGTATTTTTTGGAACAGAAACAACTATAGGATCACCTTCTACACAAGATGATATGTTTGTAAGATTTTCAGATCAAGAAGATATTAATACTTATACACCAACAGCAACTAATACAGCGGGTACACAAAGACTAGCTGATGGTTCGCAGATTAGAGGAGCAATACGTGGTAGAGATTCAATTCTTGTTTGGACTGATACAGCTTTATTCACACAACGTTTTGTTGGTCAGCCTTTAACTTTTGCCTTTTCACAAGTAGGTACAAACTGTGGATTAGTTGGACAGAATGCATGTGTTGAAGTTGATGGTTCTGCATATTGGATGTCAGAGAATGGTTTCTTTAGATATGCTGGTAAATTAGAATCACTACCTTGTTTAGTAGAAGACCATGTATATAACGATATTAATTTAGAGTCTGGTAATCAAATGGTGTCAGCTGGATTAAATAATCTTTTTGGTGAAGTCATGTGGTTTTATCCAACCTCTTCGTCATCTGTTGTAAATAGACAAGTTACATATAATTATTTTGACTCCTCACCACAAAGGCCTGTATGGACAGTAGGAACGTTGGCAAGAACAATGTGGCAAGATTCTGCTGTATTTGGTTCTCCACACGCAACAGAATACGATGCAGCTACAGATACATCTTTTGATGTAGTAGGAAACACAGAAGGTAGAACAACATACTATCAACATGAAACAGGAACTGATCAAGTTAAAGGTGGAGCTACAACTGCAATACTTGCAAACATATCTTCTGGAGACTTTGATATAAGTCAAAGAAGAAGTGCATTAGGACAATCAACCGGTACAGCTGATCTTAGAGGAGATGGTGAATTTGTAATGAAGGTAAGAAGATTTATACCAGATTTTATTTCACAAACTGGAGCTACAAGAATTACATTAAATTTAAGAAACTTTCCTAATGATACAAGATCAAGTTCATCATTAGGACCCTTTGATATTACATCAAGTACACAAAAAGTAGATACACGAGCAAGAGGTAGAGCTGTATCTTTAAAAGTAGAAAACACATCAACTAATCAAAGTTGGAGACTTGGAACATTTAGATTAGATATACAACCAGACGGAAGAAGATAATGGCAAAAATAGTACAAGTATTGACAAGACCAAGTGAAGAGTATGATTTAGGTACGGCAGAAGCACAAGTAAGAGATCTTGATGGGGTCATACAAAAATTAAACACAACGTTTCAAGAGGAATTAAAACAAGAGGTAGAAGCACAAAACTTCTTTTTAAATTAATGGCTAATAGTTTTTTAAATAAAAAAGTAGATCTAACTACAACAGATAATACAACATTGTATACTGTGCCTGATGCTAATACGGCTGTTATAAAGTCTTTGCTTGTATCCGAGGACGCCGGATCAGGGACTACAATAACAGTGACTTTAACAGATGCCAGTTCTAACGTATTTAGTTTGTTTAAAACAAAGACTATATCTGGTAATGCAACAACAGAATTATTAACCCAACCATTAGTTATGGAAGAAAAAGAGATATTAAAGGTTCAAGCAGCAGATGCCAATGAGCTCCATGTCATAGCTTCTATACTACAAATACAGCCAAGAGAGGTAACAACGTAATGAAGGTAATAGAACCAAAAGAAATAATAGAAGAGATTTATAACCTTAAAACAGGTGAAAAATACAAGAACGATGAAGAGTGGAAGGCTAAAGGTATACCTGAGTCTGAGATAAGAAAAGACGTAAGAGTGATAATGCCGAGCCTTGATTTATTCGGTGAAACAAAATAAGATGGTACGATGGCAATAACTAGAGCACAGCAAGTAAGACAGATGTTAGAAAATGGCGGTAGAGGTATCTCTTTACAAGAAGCAAAAGACATGGCGCCTAAAGGTGAGTTTCTTGCATACATAAATAAAAAAGAAGCTAAAATGTTAAAAGATGCCGGTGGGTCAGGTATTATGACAAACGCAGGCATACCATCTTATAGATTTGGAGATGAAAGAGATGAAGCTGGTTTTGATGCAGGAAGAAATAAAGATAATTTTGGTGGTAATGATGAACCAAGAGGTAGAGATCCTTCTGCACAATTTAAAGATCTACCACCTGGATATAAAACATCAAAAAAAGCTAAAGAAGCCTTAAAAAAACAAAGACAAGGTGCTCAAGAAACTATAAGACAACAAAGAGAAGACGCTGTAATAGGACGTGGACCTTATGAATTAAAAGACAAAGATTTAAGTTTTGTAGAAAGAATGAATAGATTTGGAGCACAAAAATTTACAAATCTTAGAAAAAACACATTAAGAAATTTAATTGATTACATTGGTGGTGGTAGAAAATTTAACCTTCCTGCTGGATCTATATACACAGATTTAACAGGTAAGGGTTTAAATTTAAATCTAGAAGACTACCTTGGTCTTGAAAATGTTTCTCCTGCACAATTATCAGCTATGTTTGGACAAAATATTATAGGAACAATGGATGAAGAAAAAATAAGAGATATATCAAAAGTTTTAGGACAAGATGTTATAACTCAAAGTGAATTTGAACAATTTTATCCAAACATGAATGTACCAGATGATCAAGGAGGTCCCGATCAACAATTACAAGAAACAGACCCATGTAAAGGACCTAACCCACCAGCATATTGTTTTGCAAATCAAGATCCAACGGATCCAAATCAAACAACAGATGTTTTTGCTGGGATAGCTCCAAGATTTTCAGGCTCTATATTTGATTTTGATAAATTAAG